GAACGCAGGCTGTGAGCGCAAGCGCGGCTGCAAGGATAAGCGGTTTCATCATGTTCATTCTCCCGCCAGTGCAGGCCCGATTATCGCGCCGTGGTGTGCATCTGGTGCAACCATATTGCGCGTGCGGGGCCGAATGTCAATCATGCTGCCAGCTCCGTGACGAGGGCGGTTGTCGGTGCGCCGGGAACCAGTTCAATGCGGCTGATGGTAATAGGCAAAGCGGCCTCACCGTCTACGGACCCGATGAACAATGTCGTTGGTGTGACATAAGACGCGGAAGTATCCGGCGTTCTAACATCACCGTCATATGCGCCTCCGATATAGTCTATTCCGTGCGCGCCGACGATTGAGAACGCGGCGGGCGGGGTCACGGTGCTTAAAATCTCAACGGTGCCCTGATTAACTGACGCAGCAAATTGCCCCACATGCCATGCAGCGGTTGTTTCATTGGTATTTATCAAATTCCGGTTATTGCTGTCGCCAGCTTGATAAAGGCGGAGGAACCCAATGCCCGGTGTGGCGTCCACAATCCCAACCATTTTCAGCATAAAACCCGCTGTCATGTCCAGCCCCGTCAGATCAAGGCTCATGATGTCAGCCGCGATGGCCTTTGTGGTATCCCCGCCCATTATCCAATCGGTGTAGGCACTCGCTGCCTGCGTGCCTATTACGTCGATGTATTCGCCCGTGACTGCGCTGTCGGGGCCAATGCCAAGAAATATGCTTATGCCATTTGCGTTTAGTGTCCAGGTAAACGTGTATTCACGGTCGCCATTGGGTAACTCACGATTGATGAAATCCGTGATTGTTCCAGCGTTGCTGCTTGTAACTGACGGCGATGCCAATGTCCCCCGAATCTCGGTGGATACTCCTGCGGTGAAGTTGCTGCAAAGGATAGCTATCCGACCAGACGTTCCTGCCCTAGCTCTAACACGGCAATAAACCCGAGTGCCGTTACTGGCATTAAGGTTGTCAGTCAATCTACGGTGCCAAGTGTGCCCGCCAGACGTTACTCTTACAGGATTAAACAGACCTTCAGCGGCAAGCGTTGAAGATGTAGTTCCTGCTGTGTTAATCCCATTCGTCGGGGCCTCCCCATGCTCCCGCCGTGCCGCGCCGCTAATCTGCCGCCCACGATCTGTCTGTCGGGGTACGTCAGGTGCAAACCTATAAAGTTTCCCAAAAGGGTCTTGTGACCAAGCTTCTGTTGAGCGGGTAAGCACAACAGGTACGTTAGAAGAAAAATTGTTTTCACTTTGCGGCCTAAACTTAACTCTTAAACCTAACCCTAAACTAGCCATAAGCAATAACCCCTGTAGCAGTAGTTCCTGTAGCTTTAACTAGCACTACCTGAAGAGGAATTTCATAGTAGTTAGGAACAGTTTGAGTAACGTTGTCTCCTGAAACAGTAGTGTAGTTAATAGTTCCACCTACAGTAACGTAGAGAGTAAGCGCAGTAAAGGGTAAACGGTTAGTGTCGTGAGGTACTACTGCATGTACTTTACGACCGGGGGTAGTTAGTCCTACGTTGTAGTGTTCGTTTGAAATAGCCATTGAAGACTCCTTTTTTAATTGTTTTGTTTAAAAGTTAAAGCCTTGGGATACTACTTTAGTACCAGCTCTAACAGGGTAGAGGTATTCAACAGCGTACCGTACACCATCAGACCAGTGTTCAACGCCTTCTTTCTTATCTATTGTAGCAGTGTCAGGGTTAGTTTCAGTCCACTGTGTTCTTTCAAAGCTCTTAATAGTGTTAACACAACGAGGCTTAATGTACATGTCAATTACTCCACTAGCTGTTTTAAACTTCTTGTTAACAGCAGCAACAGAGTCAATAATTGGAGGGGCTTTGTTGTGTGCTCTAGTAATAATTCCTTGGGACTGTAGTATACTAAAGTCTGTCTTACCTACAGCAGCACTAGTTTTTCTAGCGTTACCAGAAGGGTCAGGGTAAGAAATAATCCGGTGACCACTATAAAGCTCTGCTAAAGACTTAGCTAAAGTTTCAGTGTCAGGGTGACCTTGGAGTTCACTCAGTATGTGAATCTGGTTACCTCTAATAGCAAAAATAACAGAAGCCATAATACCAACGTTAAAGTCAATAGCTACGTGTACGTCTTCACCTAGACCACCGTTAGTACCCTTAGCAAACTCAGGAAGAGTATCATCAATGTGTTCTTTACGGTTAAAGGTGTAAAAGACACTAGTACCAGAGTCTTCAAAGCTAGCCTTATACTCTCTAGCAAACTGTAGTGGGTCTAGGGTAGTTTTAATTCTCTCAATTTCTTGTTCATCTAAGTAAGGAGAAGCTGTGTAGTCATAGTGGTAACTCTTCCAGTCATCATCTAGTTCTTGTCGGTTATACATGTCGTAAAAGTAGTCATAACCTTTTGGAGTAGAGATAATTAGTGCTCTACCGGGGTTAGCTCCCCACCGGGCAGCGTTCTTTCTAGACCACCGAGTAGCTACACAAGGTTGGATAATAGACTCCCAAGACTCTTTTAAGGTCATCCCGGCACCCTTCCAAGAAGTAACCTCGTCAGCAACAACAAAGTACTGACCTGTTCCTCTCATTCGAGCAGAAGCCTCGTAAGACCAAATCTTTAGGTTAACGTTGTTAGGAAACCACATTGTACCGTTGTAGCGAGAGAACTTGTCAGCGTAGTCTTCTAAGCCTAACACGTCGGCTAACAGTGGGTAGTAAATGTCTACAGCTTGGTCGTGAGTAGGGGCAATAATAGCTACGTTTTTATTAGGTACGTTAGCAGGTAACTCAGTTAACTCTCCAACGGCTATAGCAGCAGCAACACAAGCAGCGTAACTCTTACCAAACCCCCGAGCAGCGTTAACAACAGCATACCTAACTGTTTTGTCTACAAAGAGGTCTTTAATAACTGTTGACTGAGCTTCGTGCAAAACAATTTCTGACTGCATTATACTTCTTCTTTTTCTTTTAAGTTAACCTAATGTTAAGTGGTGCTTTATTAGTAACTTCTGTTTCTGTTTTCTCGGGAATTTTACGGTAACCGTAAGCCATAAGGTTGTTAATTAGTACTGCCTTGGTAGCGGTAAGTTTACAGTACGCATCGGAACCCTTTCTAATTTTGTCTACGCCTTTATCACAAGCAGAAAGAAGTTTGTCAATTTGACGGTACTCATAAACCATTTGACAAATAGGGTCAAAGTCTAAACGTTCTAACATTAACGCTGACTGTCTTGAGTTAATATTCTTAGAGCCTTTCGGACGACCTGCTCCTACACGTACTCCACCGTGGGAGTTTTTAGAAGAAGACGACGTCTCTTCAGTTTCTTGCGGGGTTTTATCAATAGTTTTCTTAACCATAGTAGTTTTCCTTTGTAGTTCTCCTTATAAATAAGGTAGTTAGATTATATTTCAAGCTCACTCTTGGGGAGTTTCTTCGTGCGCTCTTACAGAAACAAGTTTGTATAGTTAAAATAGTTAGCAAACTAGTAAGAAAACGAACAAAGCGTTCATCAAGTTGTTAAAGTAAAATAAGTTCAAAGTTAAGTAGTAAAACGAACAAAGTGTTCATTAGGCTTGTATAGTAAAATTAGTTAACAAACTAGTAAGTAAACGAACAAAGTGTTCGCTGTTAAGTTACACAGGAATAAACGTTAGTCCACCGCTAATAACAAAGGACGTAACTCCAAGTATAATCGCACCAAGTACTAGCCTAACTAACCACTGTAGTGTACCTTCAATACCTGTTAAACGCTTTTCCACGTTAGTTCTATGAACTTCGTCTACTGCATCTTGCTTTTCTAAAGAGATAATTCTTAAGTTTAACTCTGAAATAGCTAGCTCAACTTGTCTAATCTGTGTAAACAAGAGTTGGTTAAAGGTGTTGTTGTTGTTATCTGGGATTGAAAAGTCTTCCACGCTAGGCAGACCCAACAAACCGTAGTGTTTCTTTAAGCTTGAGTTGCATTGTAGTTTTCCTTTTTTTTTTTTATTATTATTATTTTTTCTTAGTATTAGTTTTCTTCTTTTTATTATACATACACAATATTTCCTTTTAGTTAAACCTAGGTCTTCCTACTCTAAGATAACCCCCGAGGGTTCCTAGGGAACTTCGTTTATTAAAAGACATCTTCGGGGGCTATTCAAGACTACAGAACCAGAGGTCCTTTTAGTAGTAGTCTATCACGTAACTTACTTCCAGATGTCAGTAGTAAGTTAGTCTCAGAGTAGTTGACCTAGGCTCAGAGCTAAGGAGGCCAAGTTTATAAAAGTACTTGGGGACTTTATATCATTAGTCGGGAGTAATTTTTAGTGTAAGAAAACAAGGTAGTTACAGTAGTAATAAGTAAGAAAAAAAAAA